ATAATATGAATCAAAACAAAATGACGCTTAATAATTATGACCCTGAAGGGAATATTGCTACATGTAAATGGTATGATGATGCAATACCCCAAGATGCGTGTGCCGCAAAACAAACAGCAGAAACTCCACAACCAGGAGGAAAAGCGGATTATAATTTAGGATGGTTACTAGGGTTTAGACAACAACATTCAAAAATAAACAGTTATTTATATGATTCAGGTGGGTGTCGTTGGGTTAATGGGAGTAATATTAGTCCAACAGCATCAAAAACACCACCTGAAGGTGCTATTCCTCCTACAATAAAGGAAATATTTGATAGAGAACAAAGATTTTATGGAAAAACTGTTCCGCCTTCTCTGGTAGATGTATATGGTCCAAAATATTTTATACTTACATTAGATGATTTTAACAATAATAAACCTAATAAAGATTTAATATCTTTAGTAGATACTACAACGCGTGATTTTAAAATTCCGTCATATTTCAACCCACAAACAATGGACAGAAGATATGGAAAAGGTGCTTTTTCAAGATATGATGCTAGTGGTAACGGTATTCCTGGATATGAATGCGCGGATGTAGCAGATGTGGGAAATAATGAAAGGAAATGTTCTACAAATGATTTAAATAAAGACCTTAAGTCTAATCTTACACAAAAACAAATTTACACATATGAACAAATTATGTTAGCAAGAAATCAAAAAGGAATAAATAGATATACTTCGCCTAATTCCACTGATTTATTGGCAAGAATTCCAATTGAAAGGACTCCTCAAATGTGGAATAAACCTATATTTTTTAAGAATAACGACAAAGAAGCAACGCAACGAAAATACTTTGGACCAGTAAAATTAACAAAATTTCATGTTAGATTATTAAATGATAAAGGTTTTGATGTTAATTTAAATGACCAAGATTGGTCATTTTCTATTCTTGTTACACATATGTATCAATATTAAGAACAACAACAACAATCTCTATCAAATTTATCATCGAGTGTTTCTGCCAATGCTAATTTTTTAAAATCACTTTTTTTTATACCTTTGTTCTCTTCTTTCTGTTCATAAATATTTTCTACAAGGTCTTTCAAAGCAAAACTTACATCAAATTCTTTTTTTACACTAATTTCTATAAAAGAAAAGCCATTTTCTTCGGCAAATTGTTGTCCTTCTTCTGTAGATACAACTCTATTATCACTATCTATTTTATTTGCTATTAATAATTTAGATATAATCCATTCTGGTTTATTTTTTTCTATTTCATTTAACCAAAAAGTTAAATCAGTATAAGTTTTTCTATCATTAACGTCATACATAAGTATTACCCCACCAACATCTCTATAATATGTTTTAATTAAGGGAGCAAAACTTTCTTGTCCTGCCGTATCCCATATTTGACATTTTATTACATCAGTATTATTAAGAATAATTGTTTTTGAGGAATAATCAACCCCAATAGTTGCGTCATATTTTGAAGAAAAAGTATCATTCATTAATTTTTTGGAAAAAGCAGTTTTACCCACTGCACAATCTCCTATTAATATAATTCTAATTGAATAATCATACATTATTTATATTATCAAAATATTTTTTAATATTATAATATAAATAATGCCCAAAAGAAAAAATAAAACTAAAAAAATATATAAAACAAAAGATGGATTTGCTGATATACCCAAAACATTAAAAACAGTATGGAGAACAGACCAATTTGGTAAGAGAAAAGTTCTCAATATTGGTAAACATACATCTAGAATTCATGTAGATAATAAAGGATTAGCAACGGATTATCCAAAAAAATCAGAAAAATATAAACAAGTTAAGAATGAATATGAAAGGCGTTTATTGTTACAATTAAAAGAAAACGCATCTTCTAGAAGGTTATTCAAAAAAAAGACAAGAAAAAAGTATAATTCTAAAACAATAGAAAAAAAAATCAATAAAATGTCAGCAAATAAATTACAAAATCTATATTATTTTTTACTAGAAAAAGATAAATCAAGGAAAAAGTAATTTATCCACGGTTGTTTTAACACAAAAAACCCTATGAATCACTATTCCTGTTATAAAGCAACTACATAATATTAAAAGAAAGTCGGTTTCTTCTAATAAATAATATTGAATAAATTTAGCAAGTAGAAATGTAAGTAAAACATCAATAACCGCAATATTATATACCCTATATGAATGTAAGCCAGTTCCTGGCTTTCCTAAAATATCTTTATATTTACAAAAATACCACATTTGTATATATTACTTATTTAAATTAATATGATTCAAAAACTCTTCAAAATCTCTCCATTGTTCGTCTAATTCTTCTTTCATATCCTTAGAAAAATCATCAACCTTATTAATAAGTCTTTTGTGACGAGCAGTCATAAATTTTACCTTTTCCTTTAATTTTTGTTGTGTTTCTTCTTTTGTTATATCAAAACAATCTACATTTTTCAATATTAATTGACAAATATTATATGCTACTTTAATTTTAAAAGGTTCTTCTTTGACATCATGTAGATAAACAATAGGTTTTTCTCCACAAAATTCTAAACATAAATCAGTATGATTTACTATACCACTCTTTAAACTTAAAAGTACACCATATCTTAGGTCAGCGTTATTTTCAATATCTTTTTTAAACTTAGTAATTTCTCTCTTGGGTACATTTTTAGTATAATTTTTGGATTCGAACATTCCTTTCATATCTCCTTCTGTTATAGTACAATCTCCTTTGTGTCCTTTACTATGACAATCATCTACTTGAGCTGATTTAAATTGTCTAACTAATTCATTATATACCCAATTCTCCCCTTCTTGACCTTTCTTTGTTGAAACATCCGTAATATTATTGATTGTGTCAATCTTTTCACGCAATTCTTCCATTTTTTTTTCATATGATTCTCTCTGTTCTGCTAATTTTCTCTCCATTTCGTCTTTTTGTAAAAGTAATTTATCTGAGTTTTTTTGTTGAATATCTAATCTTTTATTTTGTACTTCTTCCCATCTAGATTTGAGCATTAATATTTCATTTTTTGCATTACTCACTTCTTGACTATATTGTTGTTTTAAGTCTTGTTTTATATTCTCTCTTATTTCGCGCTTTTCTTGAATAAATTCTCTTTCTCTTTCTTGTTTTACTTTCTCTATTCTTTTTATTCTTTCTCTTAATTCATTATTTTCTTGAGTATAAAATTGTTTTAATTTATCTTTTTCTATTGCATTCTCACCTGATTTTAATCTAATATACTTTTCTTCTCCTATTTCGCTTATAAGGCTACCGATATATATACTATTTAACTGTTGTTCTTTATTAAATGTATTAAATTTTACTAATCTATTATCATCTTTTGGAAATAAATACTCTTTTTGTTCTTCTTCTTCTTCCATCATTTTACTATGTTCAGCATAATCCATACTACATATACCTTGTTTAATTCTTTATATAACTTTTAAATATTGTATAATATTATATGAATTATGCTGTTATTGGATGGAATGTTATAAGTGGTATAAAAAATACGAAAAAAATTTATAAATTAGTGAAAAAGTATAAACATAAAAAAAGAGTTAATTATATGGATCTTACCACTAGAAAAGAACGAAGTGATATGATATTGGAACCTCTGCAAGTTATGGTTCAATTAGCTTTATTATCTGAATCTCCAATAGGTACTAAGGTTAGTGTTAGTGATAATATACTACAATTACATCCTCCATCATATCTTCAAGGAGTATGGAGATGGTATAATAGTGATGGGAAAGATGACTTGTATTATCTATTCCATGCTATTCGTCGCTATTATAAATGGTATAAGAGCGAAGATAATAAAATTTATAATCATATATTGTGTAGTGCTGTAAAAGGCATAGAAAAACTAATTATTACTTATTCTGCTGCTGAACAAACAGCAATTACTCATACTTTGGCTCTTTATAAAAATGTATTATCGTTAGAATCGCCTGATTTATTTAAAGATGCGAGTGATGATGCTATCAATATAGATACTGTTTTTAAAAATATTAAAGAAACATATGACAAACGCTTGCTAAAAGTAATATATAATACTATATTGATGGTAGAAGACCCTGACACAACAGATGATTTGAAACCATATTATATCAATGGATTATTGAAAATACTCAGTCCAACGAACGATAATATACGAAAATGGATTAGAGAAAAGCTAACTTGTTAATTCCCAGTCTAACCCTTTTACTAATTTCCTTACTCGTTTTAAATGATTAGATGAAGTCACCAATAAAACTTTACATTTATAATCCTTTAAAATATTTTTACTGTATTGTATATTCTCTTTTGTAGATAAAGACTTTGATTCACTTATTACTTCAGAATTTGGTAACTTGCTTAATATATATTTTTTCATTACATAAGCTTCTGTATGGGATACATTTGCTATATTTCCCCCACTTACAAGAAAAATATCGTTTTTCTTATAATGTTTTATTCCTGAATCTAGTCTTTCTTTTAATATTTTGGTCATTTTACCCGAAGGTAATAATTTATTGCCCAATATTAGTATTATTTTCATATATTATATGATTTTATTTATTTCTCTTATAAATTCCTGTTTTGATATTGATTTTGGACCTACTGTATTATTATGTTCCCAATGAATATTTTGATATTTAATTATGAAAAGGTCACTATTTTGTTCTACTTTTATAAAATTATGACTTTGTTCGCTTTTATCTTCTATATCTCTACTAATCGCCCCAGCATAAACACCTACTCTACGAAGAGAATAGTCTGGATTTTCATTTTTTTTAACAAATTTAAACCCTTTGGGTTCTAATTTTTCAGGAATAACTCTTTCAGTATCTTTTTTTCGCCATATTTGAAATACACAAGGAACATCATAAGGTTTTCCATTAGCTAGAAACGCATCTTTCCCTACATCATCCTGATATTCTAAATGATAATTAGGTGGAAATACATTTTGCATACTATCTTTTTTGAAACTTTTTGGTAAAATAAAGGCAATAGTTTTTGTTTTATCACAGCTACATATATGTTTAATAAATTTCTTAGCTAATGAGGATTGTCTACCAAAAGGAGGATTTCCAATAAAGTGTAAATTAGATTGAAAAGCATATAAATCTACATCTAGAAAGTTCATTTGTTGTATTCCTTCGCCTTCAGGTTGAATAT